TCGAACCTGATCTAAATTGTGGAACGACAGGTACGGCTAATGTCCTTATAGGTAATGCTAATAAAACTAACCAGAAAAGTCTAGTCAATGGTTATGCGAACGGTAGTTGAACCAACGCAGCTAGTACCACTTCCTCCAGCAGTACAAGTATGAACACCTGATGAAAGTGAAGTGAGGGCAAGGTTTCCAGCAGTACCACCTGATCCTACTGTTGTCTGTCCTGATAGATGAGGGATTGTAGCAATACCACTAGAAGGAGTTATCGCAGATGGTGTGGCATCTCCCATAGTAATGGATTCGGTAAGAGAGAAGGCAGATCCCGATGTTGTCACCGCTTTATCAGTTTGAATTAAAGCTGGAACGCCAGCAGTCAACGAGCCAACATTAAGTCCACCAATTTGACCAGCAGTTGTAGATCCTCCAGAAGTTACAGATGGAGTTACATTGTTACCTGATATTGAATAAGTCGTCCCAAGTTTATTGGTGACGCTATATGGCATATCAACAGTAATCTGTGCAGAAGTAACAAATTCCTGTTTTATATCAGCGTAGGTTGGTGCTGATAATAGAAATAGAAATGGAAGAAGTTTTTTCATGTGTCTAATTTTCCGTTGTTTTTTACATTTTTCCCAGTAATGGGATCAACTCTGATTACATCAGGTTTACTTGTAATTAATTCTATCGGTTGTCTTATTATGATAGTTTGTACACCTCCATTAGAGTTACTAATAGTACCGTTTTCACCTTCTTTCTTTTTCTTTTTTGCTCCTTGTGCTGCATTAACACTTATGCCAAGTCCTCCTAGAATATTTCCGAGCAAACCTGCGGCAAAAGTTGAATCCACTCTAGGTTGGTCTGGTATATCTATTCCAAATAATTTATTTGGTAACTTTATATATCCAAGAGATAAGACCAATAAACACCAAGCAAGAATAAAACCTTGTGCAACTGTAGAAATCAAGAAAGTAATTTTTTCTTGATAGTCAGGTTTTTCATCATCTAATTCTCTTTTCTTTTCAATTGTTTTATCTGCCATAACTTGTTTTATTAGTCATACTAGACATAATTACGGATTTAAGCAAATGACAGAGGTACAAGCAATGTTAATAGGTGCAGCAGTTACCGCTTTTGTTATGGTGTTATCCAATATGAGCAACAGAAGAGAAAAAACAATAATAGATATATATACCAGACTAAATAAGCTTTCACAGGCGGTTAGTAGGCTTGAAGGCAAGATTCAGTAATGTTTGGTATGTTTAGGGAAGAACATAAAACACTATGTCTAAATTTTTAATCGGATTATTTATCAAATTTGGTAAATCTGAATCATTGAGAAAAGCTGCTTTAAATCTTTTAAAAGATCTTGCTACTAAATCTGACAATGATGTTGATGATGCAATAGTCAAAATGCTTGAGGAAAAATTATTCCCAGTTAAATGAACATCAAAAAATTTCTCAATATTGACGTTGAGCCAGCACCTTTAGAAATGAAGTTAGATGTTGAAATGCGTTGTAGAGAAATTATGGCAAGTGATAATGTAATTGATATTAAAAGGTATTGCACTCATCTCGTAAGGCATAAATTAGAACAAGATATGTTCTTAGCATCTATGTTAGGTAGATTAATAGAACTGGAAGCTAATCTTGTTGTAAAAGAAATAAGAAAAGAAAAAAGAACTAATCCGATAAAGAAATTTTTTCATATTCCTTAACTTCATCATCAGTAAAATCTTTTATTGATAATTTATCTATTTTGTCTACTTCATAATTAAATTTAAGAATTGCAGTTCTTATATGTTCTGCAATCCATTCTCCATCTTTAAAAACAACCTGTGCTTTACCATTTTCTTTGATAAAGACATAATGATCTTGTCCTTTAAGTTGAATATCCAATAAGTTTTTTTCTAAGTTTTTACGTCTTATTTCTTTTAGTTTGCGTAATTTTAAAACAGAATCTTTTGGTTTCTTCATTTTTGATAAGACACTGGAGGCAGTGTAAGCCAATATCTAATACCATTAATAATTTTAAAATGAATATTAAGGTTAGGATCTTTGACTAAATAGCTATTAGTTTTTTTTTGCATGATAAAAAAGTGAGGACTTACAATGACAAATCTTACAAAATCATATGCCTCTTAATTAGAAAGGTAACTCGTTAGAACTAGGTGCGTTTTCTATTTTCTGTGGATTAATGTTACCAAATACTCCGTACTGTCCATCCATCGCTTTAGAGAAGATTTGAACACAGTTTGTTTTAACTTTTTCTTTTTTGTTGAAATCATAAACTTCACCTTGCTTTGATTTTGTATTTACTAGGTTTTGTAAATGATCTATCAAGTGAGTAACAGAGTCAACAGGTATTGTTAAACTCAAAACTTGTTGTCCTTCATTGAAGCGATCATCGCCAATGTTCCATTTTATAGGAAGAGGAAGTGCTGGATTAAATTCTGGCATGATTAGTTAAAAAAATTAGTGAATAAAGTGTTGAAAAAGGAATTAAAAGAGATCTCGTTTTTTTTACAATGATCTCTAATTTTAGCAGCCATTTCGTCATTAGTTCTGACGCTAAAGATGTTTTTGTTCCAATCTTTTTTACGCTGCTGTTTACGAAGAAGAAGCTCCTTTAATACTTCTTCTCTCGCAGTGTTTACTTCGTTAGTATTCATAAGCTCTCATCTATTTTAGAAATAGCAAGAGCTAAATACTCTCCTTGTTCAGCAGTAGTTATATGTCTGGTAATCTTTAAATCTTTAATACCAAACTGTTTCCTAAATGCTTCAACAAGTTCTTTCATCTTTTCGGGATGAAGAGTATGAAGTGTTTGAAGCTTTTCAAGGATAAGTACCTTTGCTTCTTTGGTAATAGGATCCGGAAGTTTCTCTAAAACAGTAACAGGCTCTAATTTTTGATTAGGTTTAGTAGGAGTTTTAGCAACACCTTTTTTAGCTGGTGGTGCTTGAGTTAGAGATACCGCATCATCATCATGTTCTGAACCGATACCATAAGCAGCAGCGAGAGCATATCTTCGAGAGTAGGTAATAGCTATTCCAAGATCATGGTAAACATTATTACCATTCATATCTTTCAAAGGTAATTTACTTTCAAGTTTCTGATCCTTGAAATAAATAGTAGTAATCAAAACAGTAAGAACATTACCTGATTCAAGAGGAACGTAATCAAAAGTTTGAGTATGAGAAAGACCTAATTCAGTAGCAGGTTGAAGTGCTTTGATAACATCTTCAAGCAAAGAATAAGTACGAGGTTGTGGAAATTTAGCCTTACCGTTTTTATCAGCAGCTTTTACTTTCGATTGAAAGATAGCAAGAGCTTCCGATAAAGAGGAAGGAGTTTTTGTGGTCATTAGTATTTGTTTACTATAGAATTAATACTACACTAATATCATGTTTACTGCAAGGCGGCTTGTAGCAATGTGTTGAATTGTTCTGGTGTCAAAACGTGTCGCCATTGTCCTCCTCTGAACCTAACCATAGTCGTAGCAAAGTCTACCCTTGCATTTTCTCTTTGTGTTTCTACTTCTCTAGGTTTAACAAGGCAAGCTTTTGATTTATCTTTCCAATCACAAACCTGTATTACACAGTTTGGTATGCCGTAGATATCACCGACATCTCCTGGGATTCCTGCTGATAGATTTCGTTGACATTCAAAACCAGTAACTTCTGTTAAAAGTTCTGCTGCTTCACGTTCAGCTTTGTCACCTTTTTGTTTCTGTGGGTTACTCATTTACAAGATCATTAGGTTCTACTTCTTTTTGCAAAAGATCAACAAGATAATTTGTTTGTTCATGCAATGAATCTATCTTTTCATCAATATCTGAAACTGAATACAACCCAGCATCAAATTGTTTCATTGAATTTAAATAAGCACTTCCATATTTATTTATCTGATGGTAAAGAACACCATGCAAGTTTTGTAAACTTTTTTCTGCTTCATATAAAACATCATGTAATTTCTTACATTCAGAATAAGGATCTACTTCTTGTGTGTTTCTTTCTTGTTCCCAAACTGGAGTAGTAGTTTTGGGTTGTTCGTAACTTGTATTTGTTGATGATTGATATGTAGGTTCTGTATAAGAAACTTTTTCAATATCATTATGTGATTTTAGTTCTGGTTGTTTTTGTGGAGAAGATACTTTTCGTCTGTAATCAAAATAAGCTTTGTTTACTTGATGATATGTAGGAACTTTATTACTTCCAGCTTCAGAACAAGCACCTTTCCAAATTTCAACAGCTTCTTTTGGATTTTTTAAATAACCTATAAATGGTCTAACTTGTGATCTATTAGTTGGTAAAATTTGACAATTGTCGGTTTGCTGTAATATTTCGCAACGAAACTCATAAAATCCCCGAAGTTCTCTTGCGGAATCTTGTGTTATCGGTAATAAACTTCCTGTTAGTTTTGCTGATTCTTCTTTTAAATAATCAGGCCAAGAACGACCACCTTCAAAACCTCTATAAAGTTTATGCCTTTTAATTTTTAAAAGACCTGCACCTATAGCTAAATCTCTCTCCATTTTTCCTTGAAAAGATGATTTAATTACTGTTTCAGTTTCAATAAGTTCCTTTTGTTCTTGTTCTGTCATAGGAGACTCTTCAAGAATCTCCGTCTGACCAACAATCTCAGGTATTATTTCACTACTCATTTTCATCACCATTTACTGGTTTAAATGCTTCGTTAAGTCTTAAAAACTTTTGTTTTGCTACAGGTAATGATGGTAACTGTTCAAAATCACTATTTTTTGCGTGTTGTGCAAGTGTAATAATTTTTTCTAATCTTGATTCCATTTGGTTGTACCATTTTTCTATTTCTTTATCAGTATCCGCAGCACTTAAAAGAGTTACAGTCATATTCAAACTGTCAGGTCTTAACACTAAGTTATATGCAGTGTTTAGATATTTTGCTGCTTTTTTTAGATTAGATAAAACTGAATTGTCAGTAATTGTTTTTTTACCTAAAGAATCTAAATAGTTATTAACTGAATCAACAATAACAGCAATAGGAATAGATTCATTTTGATTTAAACCATGTTTTTCAGCACCTCTTAATGCCATCATTGGTGAAGTAAAAAAAGCACCATTCCAGACGAAATATTCCCAACTAGGATCATTTAACATCATGTCAGATAATGCGTGTGGATTTTTATCCATTTTTGCTTTTAATTGTTTTGGAGTAATTTCATCTAAAAGATAATTACCGATTTGCTGTGGTTTCTTCTCACGCATAAAAAAAGTAGTAGAAGTCATTGAATAAATAAGAGACATATACACTTTAGAGTGTATAGAGGCTGTAAAGCCTTGTCAACAAGGTTTCATTACTTGTACATCAAACCCTTTCTCCTTAAGTTCATCAATTCTATATTTCTGC